TTCATCAGGACCCAGACCTTGATTTTACTGAGAATTCTTATATTACCATTCGTGAAGGTAAGCGTAGGGTCAAGTACTTCTATGCCGACCCTAACGTAATCATTTCTCCCCCAGAAAAAGAAATCAAACTTCCTTCTGAGGATGTGTGCTTCCAACTTGAAACTGGTGCTCTGGAGAAACTGGTGAAAGCAGCAGGAGTTTATCAGTTGCCCGATATTTCGGCAATCGGTGATGCTGGTGTGATTCGTCTGGTAGTTCGTGACAAGAAGAATGATACTTCTAACGAATACTCCATCGTTGTGGGTGAAACTGACGAACAATTTACTTTCAACTTCAAGGTTGAGAACATCAGTAAGATTGTTTCTGGTGCTTATAATGTAGTTGTGTCAAGGAAACTTCTGTCACAATTTACCAACACGAAGCACAATCTTTCTTACTGGATTGCTCTGGAACCAGACAGCACTTTTAATTGATTCTTTCTTCTTTATTATGGAATTTCTACTCTATTTGACTCCTGCTGGTCAGGAAATAATTAGCAAAATTATGCTAAAGAATTATAATGTTAGAGAAAATGCTCCAGTCTGTAGAGACAAGCAGTTATTTGGACTTCTAAAGTCCCCAGACTTTATAATTTGTTTAGATAATATCAAAAACACAATTAGTCCAGTAAAGCATTATGTAAATGAAACTGTATATCACGAAGCAGTTCATGTAGCACAGGCGTGTAAGGGTGGTAAGTTGGGAATATCTGCTTCTCTGAACCAGTATAAACTAAATGATGTTATGAGGTCAGTAAAGGCAACTGGTTCATATGCCATTTACGAAACAGAGGCATATTATCTAGAAGATAAACCAGAGGAAGTTCTTCATCAACTTAAGAAATATTGTTTCTGATGAATATTTTTGTTACTTCTGAATTTCCGGCAGAGTCCGCAATTTGTCTCCCTGACAAACATATAACGAAGATGCCCTTAGAGGCGTGTCAAATGCTTTCTATTGTGGCATCCAAGTGGTATCATAATTATGGAACTCTTCCTAAAAAAGATGGAACTCCATATACAACTGAAAAAGGTGCTTTCCGCAATCACCCCTGTACTCGGTGGGCAGCAGAATCAATTGATAATGCTTACTGGTTAATCAAGTGGGGTATGAATCTCTGTGATGAGTATTCTGTTCGTTACGGAAAGACTCATTCGTGCTACAATACTCTTCTGGATGCTTATTACTTATTTCCAAAGGGTAAATTGACTAATGTAACTCCATTTGTTCGTGCTATGCCCGATGAATATAAATTTGACACAAGCATTGACACTTTTACTGCTTACAAGATGTATATTGCATCCAAGCCTTGGGTTAGCAATAATTATCTCCGTATGCCACAAAGGCGTCCAGAATGGGTATGAAAGCAATTAGAGTAGAGGTGGCAACAATAGTAAATATTCTCGTTGATGACGATGAAGACCACTGGGAAATAAAACAGAATGCGTTACACGCAATTCACGATAAAATACATTTTCTTGAAAAAGATTCTTTTTATATAAATTATGACAAATGATTTCTTATGGTGCGAACGACACCGCCCAAAAACAATTGAAGATTGTATTCTTCCTGAACAAACTAAAAAGACCTTTCAAGACTTTCTAAATAGTGGCGAACTGCCTAACTTGCTTCTGTGTGGTCCTGCTGGTGTAGGAAAAACCACCGTGGCAAAGGCATTATGTAATGAATTAGGAGTAGATTGTTATGTCATCAACGGATCCGACGAGGGTAGATTCCTTGATACTGTCCGAAACAATGCGAAAAACTTCGCTTCGACCGTCTCACTTTCGTCAGATGCTAAACACAAAGTCATCATTATTGATGAGGCAGATAACACGAGCAACGATGTTCAACTCCTCTTACGGGCGTTTATTGAGGAATTTGCTGGTAATTGCCGATTCATCTTTACCTGCAACTACAAGAACAAAATCATCGAACCCCTCCATTCCAGATGTGCCGTCATTGACTTCACAATCAAAGGAAAAGAAAAGACCAAGTTGGCAGGATCCTTCTTCAAGCGTCTACAAAACATCTTGGATAGGGAGGGCGTCAGATATGATCCGAAGGTCCTTGCAGAACTGATAAACAAGCACTTTCCAGACTTCAGAAGGGTCACTAACGAATGTCAAAGATATTCTGTTAGTGGTGAAATTGATTCGGGTATTTTGGCATCTTTTTCGGACATCTCCGTAAATGAACTAAACAGGTATCTGAAAGAAAAGAACTTTGCCGAGGTTCGTAAGTGGGTTGTTTCCAATTTGGATAATGACATCAATATAATTTTGCGTCGTATCTATGACTCCTTGTATGATGTTCTTGATGGACCTTCTATTGCTGCCGCAGTATTGGTTGTGGCAAAGTATCAATATCAATCAGCATTTGTTGCCGACCAAGAGATAAATCTACTTGCCTGTCTAACTGAAATTATGTGTGAATGTGAGTTCCTATGAGACCTGAAACAAGAGAAGCGATGGAAATGCTTTTTACTGCTAAGTGGAATCTTCCAAAGGCAGCAGAGCATTGTAATCTTACTCATAAGGAGTGTAAGATTGTATTTAATGAGTATTGTAATTTTCATCCTAAAACTTATGAAGTCTCTTAAGACCCCTTTAAGATACCCTGGCGGCAAGTCCCGTGCTTGTGTCAAGATGGACCCTTTCTTTCCAGACCTACGAAATTATGATGAGTTTCGGGAACCATTTATTGGCGGTGGGAGTGTTGCAATTCACATCACAAAGAAGTATCCACTCTTGGATATTTGGGTGAATGACCTTTATGAACCTCTGGTAAACTTCTGGCAGCAACTTCAGATGTTTGGAACAGATCTGAAAGATAATCTTAAAGGAATAAAATTAGCAAACAATAACCCAGAATTAGCAAGGGATCTATTTCTTTATTGTAAGGATAAATTACACGAAGAAGGACGTTCAAATCTTGATCGTGCGGTTGATTTTTATATTATTAATAAGTGTTCTTTCAGTGGTCTCACAGAAAGTTCTTCTTTCTCTCCTCAAGCATCCAATGCCAACTTCAGTCTTCGTGGAATTGAAAAACTGCCAGAATACTGTAAACTGATTGAGAAATGGCGTATAACTAATTATTCATATGATTATTTGATGGATGGAAACAAAGGTGCGTTTATGTATCTTGACCCTCCTTATGATATTAAGGATAATCTCTATGGGCGCAAAGGATCAATGCACAAAGGATTTGATCACGATAAGTTTGCTGCTGATTGCGATGCTAATGATATGGACCAATTGGTGAGTTATAATTCAGACCAACTTATAAAGGATAGATTCAAGAACTGGAATGCCACAGAGTTTGATTTAACTTATACTATGCGTTCGGTTGGTGAGTATATGAGAGACCAAAAACAACGAAAGGAACTTTTGTTGTTCAATTATACTAAAGGTCCTAAGATACAATTTAGTTTTGATGGGTGTTATAATTATGATAGATTGAAGAAGGAGGGATTGGTTGATGCCTGAACTAAAGGACTGGTTGAACTCGATCAATCAAACAAAGAAGAACCTGATTGATGAAGACCCTTCAACTGAGAAGGGGTATGCGCCATATATTATCAATCGGTGTCTTTCCGGAGAAATTGATTGTATTATGTTTGTGAATGAATTGAATCAGTATCATTTTCTTCCTAAAAAAATGCAATATGACTTTCTTATAAATATTCTGAGAGTTAAGAGGAGATATTCTCCTTGGCTTCGTAAAGATACAATCAAAGATCTTGATATTGTCAAACGTTATTATGGTTATAGTAATGAAAAGGCACAGCAGGCTTTGAGGATTCTAACAAAAGAACAACTAACATTTATTAAATCGAAATTTGAAACTGGAGGAACAAAATGAGTGTCGTTCAAGAACCGATTATACAATGGTCGCCTGATATGATGATAGAAGTCATTCTGAATGAACCAGATGATTTCTTAAAAGTTCGTGAAACTTTGACTCGTATTGGAGTTGCCTCAAGAAAAGAGAAGAAACTTTATCAGAGTTGTCACATTCTTCATAAGCAAGGTCGTTACTTTATTACACACTTTAAGGAACTTTTTGCTCTGGATGGCAAACACGCAAACTTAACTGTAAATGATATTCAGCGTCGTAATCGTATCGTTCAGTTAATTGCTGATTGGGGATTGGTTGAAGTAGTTGATGTGAGTAAGGTTCAGGATATTGCTCCATTAAATCAAATCAAAGTTCTTCCTCATAAAGAAAAGGCAGATTGGATTCTGGAAACCAAGTATAATATTGGATCTAAAAGGAAAAAGGTTGAAGAAACCGAATAATACAGTAGGGAGTTCAACACTCCCTTTTTTATTATGAACTGATATATAATAGTAAGGACGCCTTCGGGGTCCACACAATCAAACCTCGCTTTATAAGGAGATACTATAATGACTAATCTTTCTAGATACACATCTGCGGATCTTCCTGCCTTGATGGACAGGATTACACGCAATAGTATTGGAATGGACGAATATTTTGATCGTCTATTTAATCTTCACGAAACTACAAATAATTATCCACCTTACAATCTAATTCAGGTAAATAATGTAGAGTCTCATTTAGAGATCGCACTTGCAGGATTTAAAAAGGAGGAAGTAAATGTCTTCACAGAGTATGGAAAACTTTTTGTCGAGGGGCAAAAATCAGATACAGAATCGGATAGGACGTTTGTCCACAAGGGTCTGGCTCAACGAAGTTTCAAGAGAGCATGGACACTATCCGACGATACCGAAGTCCGAGAAGTCACCTTTGAAGACGGACTACTTGTCATTCGACTAGGAAAGATTATTCCAGAACACCATAGCAGAAAAGAGTACCTATAAATATAATTGAATATCGTTGCCGCAGGGAGGTAACTGGCAAAAACCAGTTGACACCTCCCTTTTTTATGCTATAAT